AGTGTTGACCCGTTTGCATATGTGAGAGTACACTATGACAAAATGCGAAAACGAATTTATGTGTTTAAAGAGTTTTATGAGAAAGGCTGTACCAATGATATGGTGGCGGACTTCGTAAGACCTATAATAGGGCGTGAGCGGTTGATATGCGACAGTGCCGAGCCTAAGAGCATAGTTGAGTTGCAGAACTTAGGAATAAATGCGACACCTGCGAACAAGGGTAAAGACAGCGTAAACTTTGGAATACAGTTTTTACAGCAACACGAAATCATTATTGACAAGAGTTGCCAGAACTTAAAGAACGAGTTAACCGTGTACCAATGGAAGCAGGACAAGGACGGCAATGCTATTAGACAACCAGTAGATAAGAATAACCATTTAATTGATGCTTTAAGATATGCTTTAAGCGAAGATATGGAGTTCAAGAAAGAGCCAATAGGAATGGTAAGGGTAAAAATATAGGAGAAAGATATGCTTTACAATTTAAACTTTTTAAGAAGCGGTGGCGTTTACCCGCAAGAAAGCGAGTTGCCAAGAATAAAGAAGTACACCGACAATAGAAAACTTTTTGCTGGTAGCACCGAACTTGTGTATCAACGCAGGTTTGACCGAGTGCGTGAAGCATTAGACCTATATGACGGGAAAGACGCTTCTAAACTAGATACATATAAGACCGATATAAACTATCACAAGTTGATTAGTTTAAAGACGGCTGATATCACGGTGGGAGAGCCACCTACATTTATGCTAGACGATAGCAAACAAGATAATATGCAGTCTATCGAGAACAATGTTTCACTAGACGCTAAGTTACAGCAAATTGTAATAGATGTGTCAAGTTTAGGCGATGCAATCGTGCAGGTATATAAAGGCGAAAACAACAAAGGTAATTTTATAGTAAAAGACCCGACAATGTGGACGCCGATAGTAGACCAAGAAACAATGGCGACAAAACAACACTTAATCGTGTGGATTGAAGACTTAAACCCTGAATTAAAGGTAAGCGACCGAAACAAGAAGTATAAGTTATGGTCGCAAATACACGACAAAGGTTATTACACATTACAGGAATGGCAAGTAAAGAGCGCTAGAATTAAAGATGTTATAGCGGAAGACGGCGAGCGACTAGGGGAACACTTGTTCTATGAGTTAGGGGAACTACTAAGCGAAAAGAGAGTTGAAACAGGGTTGAAAGACTTTGCAATAGTTCACTTTAAAAATATCACAACAAGTAACAGCGTTTATGGAATAGACGACTACGAAGCAGTAACGCCGATAATTGCCGAAATTGAAATAAGGCTTGCTATTGAGCAGTTAATACTAGACAAACACAGCCACCCTACACCATACTTACCTGCGAGTGCATACTACGAAGAGTTTGACAAGTTAGGTAAAAGTTTAGGGTGGAAACGAAAAACGGGCGAGGGCTTCATATTAGAACCAGGACAACAAGCACCTGGATATATGGAATTTACAGGGCAGTTAACAAACAACCACATTATAATTGAGAGATTGAAGCAAGAGTTGTTTAGTTTAAGTGAAATGGGTGGAATTATAGACGATAGTGCGTTTGGTGCAAGTCAAGGCTATGAGGCATTAGAAACACGATTGGTAAACGCTAGAATGAAAGCGCGCAGATTGGCGAACAAACTAAATGACCCATTAAAAAAACTTATTATGCTTTTAAGCCAATTAGGTTACAAGGAAATAAAAGAAGAAGACTTTACAATTTTCTTTAATGACGGCATACCGAACAACGAATACAGGAACACGCAAATTGCACAGTTAAGAGTTCAAAGCGGACTGATTAGCAAGTCAACAGCTTTACAAGAGTACTACAATTATAGTAAAGACAAAGCCGAAGAAGAAGTAGAAAAGATAAACGAAGAAACAAGCGACAGTACGATGTCAACGCTAGGGCTACAACGAAGCAACTTATAGGGGTGGTTAAATGGATTTAAACGCAGTAAATGAATACATAACACGAATGCGTGAGAGAACAGCCAAACTTAATGAAGTGCTTAATGCGAAAGCGGACAGTCAATATGTGGCAAGAGTGCAGTTAGAAGCCGAGCGAATAGCGTTAGAGTTAAAAATGGATGCGAATAAGTTTGCGACCGATAATGTTGGTAAGGCATTTGAAGACGGACAGCAAGCAACAAACGACAATTTAAAGGTTAGCCCGAATTTACGTGGAGAGAATGTAAAACAAGTATTTGCTGATAACTTAGTAGCAACCGATAAAAATGTTTATGTTTTAAATGCTTTTAGCGAATTAAGTAAATCAATCACACTTGCAAGCAACAATGTTTTAAGCCTTGTAAATGGCGTTATAACGGGTAATCAACAAATAGGTATGCGAGAGTTAAGGGAAACGCTTTTAAATGCTATGCAGGACGAAGCACGAAGCACAGGTACACCATTTAATGTAACTTATGCCAATGGAAAGAAAGTTGCGTTAGAAACATACGTAAATATGGTTGCTAGAAGTTCAATGATAGAAAGTGCGAATGTTGGAAGTTTTACAAGAGCGGAAGCCTTAGGGTATGACTTAGTTAAATGCACGGAGTACGGTAGCACTTGTCCTGTATGTAGCAAGTTTGAGGGCAGAGTATTTAGCATTAGTGGAAAAAGCGATAAGTACCCGCCATTATATGGAACGGCGTTAAAAAAAGGTTATTCATTGATACACCCTAATTGCAGGCACGAGTTTATACCGTTTAACGAACAATTTTACACGCAAGACCAGTTGAAAGAAATACAGGAAAAAAGCAACAAGCCATTTAAAGATGACCGAACAGAACAAGAGAGAGAACAGTATGCGAGAAGTCAGGCGTACAATTCGCAGTTAAGGGAAGAGTTCAAAGAGTACAGCGAGATGAAGTTGCAGTTTGAGGACTTGCCCTACAAGACAATAGGTGCATATAGAAGAGCAAAAAGACAGGGTAGTGAAACATACCAAGACCTTAAAAACTTATTAGCAACTCGTAAAGAGTAGTTATAGACCGAAATGTCGCTAAACTACGCACAGACAAGTGCAAAAAATCAACAAAATAAAAACCTAGATGGAGCCGACCATCAAAAAAAGGCAAAGGGAGAATTTATGGAGTTTTTAAAAACATTGTTAAGCGAGGAAACTTACAAAGACTTAACAGACAAAATTGGTGCGGATTTGGTAACGCAAATTAACACTAAAACAGCGGACTTTAAAATTGATTTAGGTAAAGAGAAATTTATACCTAAGGCGAAGTTTGACGAAGCAAGAGAAGCCGAAAAGAAATATCAAACACTTTTGGCGGAAAGGGACACACAGTTGACTGAACTTGGGCAAAAGGCAAAAGGCAATGCGGAACTTGAATTAAAGTTAAAAACACTACAAGAAGAAAATGCAAAACAAATTAGCGAGTACAAGGAACAGTTAACAAAAACCAAACAGGACTTTGTGTATAAGTCAAAATTAAACGAACTAAAAGACAAATTTAAACCAAAAGATTTAGCCGATTTAGAACGCTTCTTGGACAGCGGTAAAGTAAAATTTACTGAAAGCGAAAACGGTTTTGAAGTTAGCGGTTTAGAAGAACAAATTAGCGAGTTGAACACGACAAAGCCATATTTGTTTGGAACAGACACACAAGCAGGAACAGGAAGCCCTGCAATCAATCCTAGCACACAAGGTGGACAAGCGCCAGATGTTAAGATTGGTAAAATAATTTAAAACTAAAGGAGAATAAATTATGTCACATAGAACAGACGCTTATAGTATCTTTATAAATGATACTGACAAAGCAAAATTAAGTTCACAAATCGGAGGTATTATTGAAAACTACGAAAAACGCACAATTTCAAATATGTTAAAGGCTAAAAACGGTACACCGCAGGGCATCGCTGCAATGATTTACAAAAGATTTGTAAACTCTGCAAGCCAAGTGTATGGTACTGCAAGAACAGCACTTGCTGGCAATAAAATTGTTGCACCAGAAACAGTTGTAAACCTAGATATTAAAAGAGAAATCATTGAAGAGGTTAACAAGTTTGACCTAGAAACATTTGGCATTCCAACACTAGCGGAAAAAAGAAAAGAGAACTTCCGTTTAAGTCTAAACAGAGAAATGGAAAGAAAATTCTTTTTAACTGCACTAACACAAGGAACACAAACATTTGCTATTGACACAAGTGACATTGAGGGTTCATTAGAGGCTAAAATTCAAGCACTAGAAACATTACAAAATGATTATGTTGACGGCGTAGAACGCGACCAAATGGCATTAGTGTTAAAGCCAGCAATTTTTGGTAAATTAAAAAACAAACTAAACGACACTAACAACACTATTGTTACAGTAGAGGGCGAAGAAATTCCAGCGTTTAACGGCGTTGCTACATTTAGTTCTACATACTTGCCAGCAAATGTTGATGCAGTGTTAATGGTTTATGGTTCGATTGCACAACCACTAAGAGTTGACGAGTACGGCTTAGATAAAATCCAATTCTCTAACGATTGGGCATTGGAACTATTCTACGACTACGGTATCAAAGCACTTGCACCAGACCTAGTATTTGTTGCAATTACAGGAGCAGAAGCGGACACAGCATACAGCGTTGTTTCAGCACTTCCAGTAACAGGCGAAGCAGATACAATTTACATTGTTAGCGGAACAGGTGCAATGTCTATTTGGGATGCAACAGGCGAAGAGTTCGTTGCTTACACAGGTACATTGGCTTAAATAGTTTTCTTATAGGGTTTTACTTATAAAGCCCTATTCCATTTAAGGAGAGTAATATGTTAACAGTAGGAACAAATAGTTATGTGACACTTGCGGAAGCGGACGCTTATATTGAAAGCACTTATAGAAGCACGGACAATTTAAGGGTTCTATGGGAAGCCTTAGAAGACAGCGACAGGGAAGTGCTTTTAAAACAATCAATGCAAGAAATTGAAAAGTTGGTTTTAGTTGGTTGGAAGTACGACCGATATAGCCAAGTTTTACAATTCCCTAGAAACAGCAATGTGATACAAAACGAAGTCAAAGAAGCACAAATTGAAAACGCTATTGGCATATTATTATCCGACACGAGAAAAGCGACTGAAACACAAGACAATATTGCGGACAGTTTAGGTTTAATGAAAAACATTAAGCGACCTAATTTAAGGCTTCGTGGAACGATAGGCGAACAGGGTGGTATGGGCGGACAAGTTCAAATACAGCCTAGAAAGTTATTAACAAGTGCAAAAGCGTTTGAACTATTAAAAGGGTGGTTGAGATAATATGGCAGAAGTAACATTTTTATATGCGGAATTACCCGTTAAATTAAGTAGCGAAGAATTTGAGGAATTAACAGGCATTGCGTTAAATAACGAACTAGACGGCGACAGCACGGTAAAAGAAAGCAAATTTTTAGACTTAGTACATAGTTTAGTTTACGACTATGTATTGTATCAAACCAAGCCGAAAAGCATCGTTAATAGAATTATAGCAAAATACGCAGGCGTTCAAAAAGACATTAAGAAAATGCTAGTAGTTCAAACACAATTTTTATTAGAGCAAAATGGCGTTCAATTCTTTAACGGTTTAATAGTTAAGACGGCTACAAACAGTGAAAATTTTGACATTACCGAAATATCGAGTAAATTAGTAGCACCAATGGTTTATCAAATAGCAATGGCGACTGAGCCTAATTTGCTATATGTGGGGTAGGCGTATGTATGGATACAATTTAAAATGCGAGTTATATGACACTGCATTAAAAAAAGTAACACGAAAGTTTAGAGCAAGAGAAAATGCGGTTTTAGAAAAGAACGCGAATTTTGTTAATTATATGGCTAGTGGCGGTCAAAGGTACGCGATAGAAACATTTGACAATTTAGATAACATTAAAGAAATGCCGTATCAATACAATGTTTTGATAAATGGTAACAGTTTTAAGATAACAGTAGTTAATGAGCAAATTTATGGATTTGGCAAAAAGTCGTATGTATTAGTATTGGAGTAAGTTATGTTAGCAGAAGAAATAATGTGGCAGGGTGTTGAAATAACAAAAGCAAACGCACCCGTAAGAACTAGTCCGCCAGCGGGTAGGTATGGAAAAAGCCTTTACCCCGGCTTCTTAAAGAATGTGGGAATTAGCGGACAAGTTTTTAGCGACAATTCTGCGAAAGTACAAATAGGTAATGACGAGGTCGACTATGCGGGTTACGCAAACAAAACAAGTCGTAAAGCGGGCTACATTGAAAAGAGTTTTGAGGACTTAGCCAAACGAATAGAAATTTATTATAATGGGGAGCGAGAATGATTGATTTATTAGACATTGCAAAAGAGTATCAAAATATTTTAGGCGATAACTTTACCGTGAAACTTGACAACGACATAGACCCACGCGGAACTAAGACACAGTGTGTTTTAACGCTTGGGCGTAGACCGTTTATGGTAACAGGGATTGACAGCGAGAGTTTTGATGTTGTTATGAACTTTTACCCGTCAATAAACAGCGAAATGCAAAACATTAATGCATTATACGAAATGAGCATTTTAACTGCACCATTAAGTGGCGACATTGTTAGCAATGGCAAGACCTATAACTATAACAGTTTTCTAAGTTTTAGACAGCCAGCAAACCCACAAGTGGACACAGGCGAGTTTAAACAAGTTAAGACAATTACAGGTTCATTGTTTGTTACAAGCGATACGGACGGTGCGATTTTATCGAACTTTATTGATTATGAGTTTTACGACCAAGAACCAACCGAAGAAAACGAAGACACGATAACAGGCGGACAACTTATTGTTAGTCAAATGACAGCCGATTTTATGGCAATGGAAAAGTCGCCAAGAAAAATGAATAAGAGCATAAGTGCTACATATTTAAGCAATAAAACGCATATGGTGTCAATTCAGTTTTATACAAGACCTGACGCAATATGCGAAAAGTTAATTAAGTTTTTAAAGGGCGACAACACAAACGAAAATGCAATATGGTATTTAAAAGAAACTTGGAACGCATTTGAGAATTTGAGTTTTACAAATAAAGTTAAAATAAAGGCAGGTAGTAAAATTATTGCTATTGGTGGCGGTTTCGTAGAGATATTATTGAATTTACACATTATGCCTTAAAGGAGAACTATGGAAAACAATATCAATATACGAATTGTAAGACCCGATGACGAAATGGGAACACCATCGCAACCTAGTACGCCACAGCCAACAACGGCGACTGCAACAGCACCCGAAAAACAAAAGGGTGGAATTGGAAAAATGGCTGGCGTTAGTGTAGCGATTGGAATGGCGAAACAGGGTGTTAGTCTAGGGCTTAGTCAAGTGGCATTTGAAACAGGAAGCACACATAAACAAGAAATGGTAAATGCAGGCGTAAAAGTGTTACAACACGGAATAGCGTTTGCGATTAATCCAGTTTTAGGGCTTGGTTCATTAACAATGGACTTAGTAACAAATACAATAAATTACAACCAAAAGCGTTGGGAAGAAGAATTGAGAATAGGGCGAATTATGGGAAGAAGCGGAGCAGAATACAATAGGAGCAGAAGATAATGAATAACATTTTTACAGTTTACTATTTATTAAACAATGTATGGACTGATATCACTTCTTTGTGTGATTTGCCTTTTTTAGACAAAACAGCACTTGACGAAACACTAGACCAAGCAAGTTTAAACTTGACTTTTACAAGCATAAGTGAGCCATTTGTACCTTTTACAAAATTTAAAATAGTAATTCAAGACACGGTAAACGAAAAAACAGAAACGATTTATAAGGTGCTAGATAGGGATATAGTGACACGAGAAACATTTGGCGAGTATTCACACGCTTTATACCTTATCGAGCCTACAAAGGTGCTAGAACGAGTTGTATTAGGCGGTAAAGCGTTTACAAATAGATTATCTTTAAAAATAACGCCATTATACGAACAAACTGACGGAGTAGATGAGCCGTTTAGGTCAAAATACGGCGAACTGATATTGGAAACATACGGTCAGCCACTTGTGTTAGATAGCAATTTACTTATACATACCCCTAGAAAACTAGCAACAATTAGCGTGTTTGCGGTTGGGCAATATGTGCCTGACCCAGTTATAATAACGGTAAAAAAACCAGATGGAACAACTGTAAGCGTAAGTGGTGGCGATAATTTTGTAATAGACCAATTAAGTAGCGATTACAGCGACAACCCTTATGAAATTATTTATACATTAAATTATACATTTGGTAGTATTTTCGGTGGAATATCTTACGGGCAAGAAGTCTGGACTTACACTGCAATTAGTCAAAGCGAAGAAGATATTGCTTCACAAAGGCTGACAGTTTCAAAGATAATTAGAAGACTTTTAAAAAGTAAGCAAACATTGAAAGTTAATAACACAAACGAAATCGTAGAGTATGGCGTAGCAAATACAGTTTCAAAAATGAGCCAGCAATTCTACTTTGATAATGAGTGGTTTGAAAAGTTTGACAAAGTACTAGCACCTGAAATATTGATACCTAGTAAATCGACATTATGGGAAGCCTTAGTGCAAGTTTTAAACAATGTACAGGCTTTGCCTAGATTAACTGCAAATTTATTAGACGATAGGAAATTTGATAGAATAGTTTGTGACGAGATAGGCAAAAAAGAAGAATTTACAGGCACTATTGAAGTAACCGCAGAAACAAACGATTATGCAAGCGATATGTATGCGACTAGTTTAGATATGGTTGCGGAAAACATTTTAAACACGAACGATACTGAACAGGGAAGTATTGTTGAGCCTTACAGAACGGGTTACAAGACTACAAGAGCCGAAGACACACGAATAGTTATAAAAGACGACAGTGCGATTATTACAGTAGATAGACCGATTTATAGAGTGCTTAAAGTTGAAATGGGTTTTATTAACAACACCAACAAAGTAGAGGACATAACAAGATATGTTTACGAAAAGACCGAGTACGACAAATTAACAAGCGTTGATAAAATTTACCCCGCTTCAAAGGCATATGCACTTTATTATGAAATGGGTGGAACGCAAATACAAGGGCTATCATTTAAAAATGAGCCTGACGCATTAAACATTTTAGGGCTAGTAACGCCAGCGATTGAAAACATTGTAAAATATGTATTCCCGAGTGCAACAATGCCTGACTATAAAAACTTAGGTTTTAGAATTACTTACATACCAGAAGACACAATGCGAATTGAAAGCCTGCATCCTGAATTCTTATTTTTAGTAAACACAGGAAGCGAAACAGCAAGTAGTTTAATTGAAAACCAAACCGAAAACATTGTTGACAGTGAAGAAGTTGGTAACAAGTTAAAGGGCGTTATTAGTCGTTTAAGCAACCCGCAAAAAACAATTACAACATTTGTTGACAGCGAAGAAGAATTACCTAAAATTGGTATGAAGTACGGCGAATTTTATGTAACAACGGTAACAAGAGAGATACACGATAATTACATACAAGCAACCATTGGACTAACAAAGAATTTTAACCGAATTAGCGAATATGTAGGGCTTGAAAGTGAGCGTAGATTTTACCAAGTTAGCGAAAGACAAAGTTTGGAGCGAATGATTAACATACCATTAGTCGTAACAGTAGGGCGTGCAGACTTTAACTTTGTTCCCGAAATTACAAATGTAGGTATAAACTGCATAAGAGATTTATTTGTTGGCGATTTTGACTACTCACAAGCAACGGCTTTGATATCAACGACAAAAGAAGAATATGTTGCCGAAGTTTCAAAAGAAATTGCAAAAACAATTCACTCTGTTAGCAGTTTAAGTTCGGGCAATTCGTTAGTATTTAACTTTAAGTATAAAGACAATTTTAGTGCTGGTTTTAAGGCGTTAGATTATAGCACAGGTGCAAGAGCGACACAGGAATATGTGCCATATGGCAACGAGTACGGGAACTTTAAACTACTTGATATATCAATAAGCGAAAGTATAAACGAACAGGACACATACGAAAAACAACGAGATTTTGGTAAAGCGTACCCTAGTTTACCGATAGGCTACACGATAACGCCAATTAATAATTATTTAAACTTGACCGATTACTGGGTAGATAAAGACAGCCGAGAAGAGCTAAACATAACAATTCAAGTGCATTTTGTGGCAAACGAACGAAACCTTATAGTTGGGAATGGGCTAGCGAAATTCAACAATATGGTATTTAACGGGCAAAGACAATTAATTATGGTTTTATTAGACAAAGAAATAAGCGTGATAGACAAGTTTATAGACATAGAGAACCAAGTTGTTATAGAAATGCCAACGATAGGTGCTTTAAGTGGAATTGGACCGTATAGGCGTTTTAGAA